GCTCGCATGATGGCAGCCGCCGCTCACGACCCAAAGTTTGCAAAGAAGGTCGGCGTTCCAGTAAGCGTTGCCAAAGACTATAACCAAGCCGATAAGGGTAAGCGGCTGGCTGAAACCATGAAGCGTATGCCGGGAAAGCGATAAGTTAGTGAATACTAACTCTGGACAATTTAAAAAAGGTGACAAAAGGCCCGGAGCTGGTCGCCCTAAAGGATTGCAAAACAAAACGACTGTCGCGGCCCGTGAAGCAATTGCCCGGTTCGTTGACGGCAACGCAGATCGCTTGCAAGGCTGGCTCGACGAGATCGCCCGAGAGCAAGGGCCAGCCGCAGCGTTTAAGTGCTTTTCGGACTTGCTTGAGTATCACGTTCCAAAGCTCGCCAGAACTGAAGTAACGGGCGCTGACGGTGGCCCGCAAGAACTCAAGATCACATGGCAATCCGAGAAATAGAGATTCCCTATGCGCCCCGCAAAGCGTTCCGGTCATTCCACAACAGAACGCAACGGTGGGCGTGTCTCGTCGCACACAGGCGGGCAGGGAAGACCGTGGCGGCAATCAACGACATCATCCGAGCAGCCATCACATCCAAAGACCCGATGCCGCTCTTTGGCTTCGTCGCCCCGTTCCGCAGCCAGGCTAAGTCGGTCGTTTGGGACTATCTCAAGCACTACGCGCAGCCCATTTCAGCCGACTCTAACGAGGCAGAGCTAACCGTGACGCTCATCAACGGCTCAAAGATCCGGCTGTTCGGCGCTGATAACGCAGATGCGATCCGGGGACTCGGGTTCTCAGGCATCTACATGGACGAGTTCGGCGACTTCAAGCCTAGCGTTTGGGGTAACGTGATCCGTCCGGCGCTTTCGGACCGTCAAGGCTGGGCTGTGTTTGGTGGCACTCCGAAGGGTAAGAACCAGTTCTGGGACATTCGCAAGACTGCCGAGCGTCTGCGCGATGAATGGTTCTTGCTTGAGCTACCCGCCAGCAAGTCGGGTCTGCTTCCGGTTGGTGAACTAGCAGCAGCGAAGGCGCAGCTTTCCAAGGATCAGTACGATCAAGAGTACGAATGCAGCTTCGAGGCCGCAATCCTTGGCGCGTTTTACGGTACAGAGATGCGCGAGGCCGCAGAAGAAGGCCGCATCACCCAAGTGGACTATCAGCCTGAAGTGCTTGTGCACACCGCCTGGGATTTGGGATACCGCGACGATACCGCGATCTGGTTCTACCAAGTGATCCGGGGTGAGATCCACGTTATCGATTATTACGCCGTCAGCGGTGCAAACATCAACGAACTCGCCGCAGTCATTAAAGCGAAGACCTACCGATACGGCAAGCATTATCTCCCGCATGATGCCAGAGCCAAAACCCTAGCCTCGGGCGGTAAGTCGATCATCGAGCAGATGGCTGAACACTTGGGCATAAACAACCTTGCCATCGTCCCCGATTTAAGCGTTCAGGACGGCATTCAAGCCGTGCGCCAGATGCTGCCGATGACATGGTTCGACGCTGAGAAGTGCGACGAGGGCATGGAAGCTCTGCGCCAGTACCAGCGAGAGTACGACGAAGACAAGAAAGCGTTCCGGCAAACCCCAAGACACGATTGGACGAGCCATCCGGCAGATGCCCTACGGATGCTCTCAATCGTCTGGCGCAAAGAGCCTGCAACGAAAGCACCCGACAGGATCAAGCCCCTTATCGTCGGCCCTGAAAACGAAGTGACCCTGAACGATATGTGGGCGACCCATCAGCAATCTAATCAAAGGAAGCGACTATGAGCGGCGTTTCGTATCCGTACCGATATCAATATGAGCACGTTGCAGCCAGCGCAACCGCGCAAGTACTTGGCACAACGGGCGCAAAGGGCGACTACATCCACAGGCTGATCTGCACGGTCAGCACGGCAGCCACGGGCAACGTTGTTCTCGTTGACGGCTCTGGCACGGGCATCCTGACGCATACGGTCTGTCCCGCAAGCCCCGGCTCAGGCATTGGCGTATATAACGTCGAGGTCAATGCTGTATCGGCTGATGGCGCGTGGAAAGTCACGACCGGCGCGGGTGTCGAGGTGATGGCTGTCGGGATATTCAGCGTGTGATTGCCTGCGTCCTAAAGTCTGGTGGCGACTACGAGCCGAAGCACGTTTACGCGCTGCAGGCTCAATGTGCCAAATTCCTACCCGGCGAGGATTTCGTCTGCCTCACCGACATGGATCTGGACTGCGCGACGATCCCGCTGGTCAACGATTGGGCTGGCTGGTGGTCGAAGGTCGAGTTATTCCGCCTGCCCAGCGCGTTGTACATGGACCTGGACACAATCCTCGTGGGTGACTGCCTTGAGATCCTTGACGCAGCCAAGGGCCACGATTTCGTCATTCTGCGCGATTTCTATCGGGGTAAGACAAACCCGAACGCTATGCAGTCGAGCCTCATGTACTGGTCGAAACCGCACATTGAGCTTTACGACCAGTTCCTTGACGGTGATCGATACTGTGACGGCGGGGATCAGATATACATCGAATGGGCGCTGCGGGATAAAAACGTTACTTACTGGCAGGACATCACGCAAGGCATCGTGTCGTTTAAGGCTGATGTTCTAACTGTTGGCCTAAAGCCCAATGACAAGATCGTGGCGTTTCACGGCAAGCCTCGGCCTTGGGAGCAAACTCGGGTGGCCTATGCAATATCGTAGCGGATGGGCTGTCCCAGATAGCATGGGCTACAGGATTGCTGACCGGGTCAACAGGGATGTGATATTCACAAAATGAGCGCAGCCTGGACACGCAAAGAAGGCAAGAACCCTGCGGGCGGGCTGAACGCCAAGGGCCGAGCGTCTTACAAAGCCGAGACCGGCGGTACGCTAAAGGCTCCCGTGAAGGCTGGCGATAACCCGCGCCGCGCTTCGTTTCTAGCGAGGATGGGCAATATGCCGGGGCCGATGCAAAAGCCTAATGGCGATCTTACCCGTCTGGCGCTTGCTCTGAAGGCATGGGGCGCGTCAAGTAAAGAGGACGCACAGGCAAAGGCTCGCGCTATCTCGGAGCGTAATCGTGACTGAACAAGAACGTCTAGCGGCGGCGCTTGAGTATCAGCAAGCACAGCAACCGGCAAGGATGAACCCTAACCTAGCGGCGCAAGGGGAAAAGTCTCGTAATCGGCTTGCAACGGCTTTGGCTTCCCCGTCTTGGTCAGGCGAAGAGTTGCCAATGGAAAACAGGGCAACATTCTTGCCATTCCGCGACACGATGCCCGGCTCGGTAATGAACAAGCGCGAGTTAGCCTTGCCCGGCGTATTGGCAGGGGCAGTCAACGCAATCACAGCGCCTGCTAGGTCAATGGAAACTTACACGGACGACTACGGTGAAGTTCGTTCTAAGTTTAACGCTCCCCAAGAAGCTGCAAACGTAGCCTTGAACATGATGGGCGGCGGCATGAGTGCATCACGCGGTGCGCCTGCTAATGCTTTGGGAATGTTTGTTGGCCCGCGCTCTAAAGGTTGGAACGCCGAAGCTAACGCCCGCGCCGTACAGATGGAAAAAGCAGGCGCTACTCCGGAAACAATATGGCAAGAAACCGGCAACTACAAAGCACCGGATGCGGCATGGCGGCAGGAAATACCTGATAACTTGGCAACGCTTAGAGGCGCAGGTAAGTTTGAAAATGTCATTATGAATGCTTATGACAGAGGCGTAAAAGCAACTAAAGGGCAAAGAGAATTCTATCAACCGTATACAACAACAGTTGGCGATGTTTTGTCGCATGGAATATTGCAGGAAGCCTATCCTAAGTTGATGAGCATAGAAACACAAATGACCCCGAAAGGATCAGGCAACAGGGGAATGCTTTCGATTGACGATGTTGGCAAACAAATTTTACACGTCAATGAAAATCTGCCTGCAAAACAAGCTGAATCAACAATGTTGCATGAGTTGCAGCACGCCATCCAAGAAAAAGAAAACTTTGGAAGGGGTGGTAGTTCAGAATTGGTTGTAAGAGAAGCAAATGCTGAAGCTGAAAAAATAGCCAAAAAATTAAATGAAATGAAGTACGGCTCACAAGAATATGAAAAGTTGTACGAACAATTTGTCAACGCAAGAAAAAATATAACGGTAGATCAAGCAAACGATATGTATCGCCGCCTTGCCGGTGAAGCCGAAGCTAGAGCCACTCAAAAACGCCAAAACCTAACAAGTCAACAACGCCAAGCAGAGTTTCCCGAACGCTCCTATGACGTGCCAATCAACGAACTAATCATTAGGCGATAAACATGGAACCGACCAGCACCGGTGTGCAGAAATGGCTCAATGTCGTTTCGACATACGATAACGAATTCAAGAAGTGGGAAGCTCGCACGACTAAGATCGTGAAGCGTTATCGCGACGATAACCGCAGCCAGCACACGAACGAAACCGCCAAATTCAACATCCTCTGGTCGAACGTCCAGACGCTGATTCCTGCTGTGTACGCGAAGCTGCCCAAAGCCGTAGCCCAGCGCCGATTCGGGGACAATGACCAAGTGGGCCGCGTTGCGGGTCAGCTTCTTGAACGCGCCTTAGACTTTGAGATTGAGCATTACCCGGACTTTCGCGCAACAATGAAACACGCGGTCGAGGACAGGTTCCTCGGTGGGCGCGGCGTGGCATGGGTGCGCTACGAACCTCACGTTCGCCAGCAGGACGTTCCAGAGGACGGTCTGCAAGTCACAGAGGACGTTGAGAACGAAGGCGCTGAAGG